TCAGCCGACGAACGCGTGGTAGGCGTCGTCGTTGGGGTTCTGCGGTGCGGGGTAGGCCTTACGGCTGGGCTTCAGGCCGAGGGTCAGCATCAGTTCACAGAGCTTATAGGCGACTTGGCCGGGGTTGATCACCGGGATAGGCAGGCGCTCGCTGAGGTAGGCGTGGGACTGGTGCATGGTGGTCGAGCCCAGCACGATCACGTCCGCGCCGTCTTCTTCCATGGCCTTGCGCGCCTCGGCCTCCAGCTTGGCGAACACAACTTCTTCCTTGCCCACCAGCAACTCCTTGAGGTCCGGGCGAGTCTTGATCGAGCGGATCGAAGCCACGCGCGGCCACAGGTGGTATTCGGTGAGAGTCTTCTCGTAGAGCGGGAACCACTCGTCCCACATGGTGATTACGCTGAATTTCTTGCCCAGCATGCAGGCCATATGAAAGGCGGACATACCGGGCGCAACCACCGGGATGTTCAGCCGCGAGCGCAGCGCGGCGAGGCCCGAGTCGCTGACGGTGTCGATACACACCGCGTCGAATCCTTCCTCCTCGGCGCGGATGCCCGCCTGGACCACGGAGAAGTCCATCAGCAGCACGTCGTAGGCGCTATCGGCAAGGGAGGCACCCTTGGCGACCGGCACGAACTCAGGATGAAAACCGGGAAGAACCAGGTGTGGTGGAAGCTGACTGGCTCGATTGGCAGCCGCCACCTGATCCATTGGGATCGGGATTATGATTTTTATACGGTTCGTCATTGTGGCCCCTCGCTACTTATTTCAATGATCTTTTAACTGGATTGGCAAAGTGCATGCCAACGACTAACTAATTGATATAAAAAGGAAACTTATGGAGTGGCGTATTTCACTTTGAAAGGAGGCAGCTCAGGTTGAAAAATCACGCGGTGCGACTCGGCAATAAAGCGAAAGCGGCTATGACGATTCCGCCTGGTAGGCCAGCGTCGAATGGTGAATGCAGTGCTGGTGGGTAGAAACGGGTCGGGTGACGCCTTCAGTGATGGAAGAAACTTTCTGACGGCGCGTGGATGTGGATAGAGATCAAGCACGACGACCAGATACAAACCAGTCTCTGTGCTTAGTGCTTAGCTACCAGGCCGACCGAGAGGGGGAGATACGCCGCGCCGAATAACTTCAGGCGCGCGTGTTGCCATGAGGGGATATGTTCCAGCCGTAATCATATAGTTTATTTAACATAATATATATTATGCGAAGCGCCCCATATGTCTACCGCCACGGTCGGGCGGGATATTCGCTATCAGCAACGATCGTAAGCGATCGCCCAACAGGCGCACCCGTACCCGCTCGTGCCTCGCTGGGCCCGGTCACGCCCGCTGGGCTGGCGTACTGGCGATCAGGCTTAGCCGGATCGAACGCGCCGTTCGTGACGTAGGACATGCAGGCCTCGAAAGAAACAACCGCCCTGGTGCCTTGCTGAGTGTTGCAGCGGCAGCCGCTGACTTCACCGTCAACGATGCCGATGACCATGCGACTGTGATTACGATGGATGAAATCAGAATCCGACGACGATACGCAGGAAAGCTTCGGATAGGTCACCGGCATGGTCAGCTGGTCATAAATCGGCGCGGAGCTGGGAACGTCAGGGATGCGCGGCACGCGCATATCAACGTACTGCTCCGTGGTGAGAGGCCTGCCCAGGTCATCGACAGTGACCTGTTGCGTGATGGGCTGCTGTTGAGCGGATGGGGCTGCGGGAGATGCCGCAGGCTCGGTCACGGTCGACGTATCAGGCGCAATGCGCCTGTCATAGACGCGGTATCCCATGACGCCGATGAAGATCAAGGCGCCGACCAGGACGAACAACGCCTTCGGCGGTTTGAACTTGAAGTGGTGAGAAGCACCCTCTTTCACCGACTGATAAACACCGAAGTATTTCGGGTCGATCAATATCCGACTGGCCTCACCGTCAGTGCTGAAGTCTTTGCGGGAAGTTTCTACGGCCATACAGACCTTCTCAAACTCCCAGCGCTTAATCACCTTGCCCTTGCCGCCACGAACGTAATGGATATGACTGTTGCAGAGCTTGCGAAAGTGGTGATCGATCAAACTGGGGTTTTGCGTAATGCAATGAAGTTCGTGCCCCTGGTGCCGCATCGTCTCCAGGGCGGACGCGTACTCAGGGACGGCGGATGCCTGATTGCGAATACGAAAGAACGTCTGAGCTTCATCAATAACAATCGTCGCGTTCTCGGGGAGCTTGAACCACTCTTGAGGCTTATCAAACGGAACCCAGGTGGCTTTAAGCGCCTCGTGATCGGGATTGAAACCGCGAATATTGTGGTAGTAAACAACTCGGTCCGCCTTGGCGGCAGCAATATCAACTTCCTTGATAGTGTTAAGGGTCTTGCCGTTGCCCTGAAGGCCAGTACGAAGGACAAACATAAATCACCCCTTAACCGAACCAAGCTTGGTTATCGAACCGCTGGCCTTATCCATGCCAGCAACAATAGCGCGGGTTATTACGGCAGCCAGCACGATATTGACTGCTATATCGACTTTCGCGAGGCCCAAGACGGCGACAACGTCAGAAGGCAGGCCGGCGAAGTTGGAAGTTACATATCCCTTCACTTGATCAACCATGATCTGAAGGCCGACATAACTAACCATTCCAATGCCGAGAGCTTTAAGGACCTGCTTTACAAGCGGCCCAACAGCAGTGGAGAGAAACGAAAATATGGCTGCAAAGTGCATTAGCTACCCCCGAGGCCTCGGCCTACATAAACAGCGAAGAAGATGCCCGCAAGGGCAACAATAAGGTTCGATAACGCGGAAGCGTAATCACAGACCGGCTGCCAAGTTATTGAATAAGAAACACCACGAACGGAGAACGTCTTGGGTGAAGGGCAGCCCGAACTAAGCCATCGTGACGCATTAGCGCCGTCATTGAATGAGCTAGCCAGATTTACAGTGGACTCCGCTAGTTGATATGCAGGGCCCTGGACGGCTTGCTCAATATCTGCCTTCGACTTCGAATAATCCCAGGCGCAAAGTTGCTCTTTCTGCTTGCGGAGAATGGCGCACTGGACGGCGTCACCCTCGCAGCTAAGGGTCGAATCGCAGGACTCCCCGCCCACACTTGAATCGGGCTTTTCCTCATCATCCTTACCGTCACCATCGCCGGAACCGTCACCGCCAGAGCCGTCGCCACCGGAGCCATCGCCGCCAGAGCCATCACCACCGGAACCGTCACCACCAGAGCCATCGCCGCCCGAACCACCGCCGCCATCGCCGCCATCACCATCGTCTCCGCCCTCCCCGTCATCGCCGCCATCACCGGGCTCAGGATCGGTAGGAGTCTCACCGCAGCCGCCGACCTCAACCTCGGGATCACAGGGCTTTGGCGGTTCTTTGGAGCAAAACGTGCCGTTCCAGACGTAGCCGGATGGGCAATTGTTTTCAGGATCAGGCGGCGGCGTTTCGTCAGGGTCAGTAGTGCCACCAGGGTTGCCGGGAGCGTTGTAATCATCGCCGGAACACTCAAAGCCGTTACCCCGATATTGATAAGAGCCAAACACGCCAGAAGGCGTACCGCTGGAGTAAACGTAAATGTTGTTAACAATGTATTGAAAGGTATAAGTACAGGAATTAGCACAGACCGATCCGGGCGGCTCGACACGATCAGAACCATGAACGGAATCTTTCAACTTATGCTCATGATTGACAATGGAGCCAACAGTCGACTCACAAGGGTTCGGCTCAGGATTCGGGACGCATCCATTTATAGTGCTGTCGTAAGTGCCGTCAGTACATCCATCGCCTTGCCTACCAATAATGGCAGAGCCAAGTGACGCGCCACTCTTGCTAAGAAGCACACACTTACCACTGGAAGGGCTGGTTAACTCAACTCTAAAACCAACATATGCGCTGTTCATCGCCTTCATTACGTCAAGGTGCGCCTGACACGCAGCATCAGCAGACGGATAACTCTGACCAGCATATCGCCAATTGTAGTCCTCAGCCGAAGCAAGTTGCCCATAACAACAAGCAAACAATAAAGCAATGCGAACAGTCCATTTCATAATTTATACCCGCCCAAAGAACAAAAGCGCAGCAGTCACAACCGTAAGAAGAAAGACATAGAGTTCGGCAGACATATGAACCACCAGAAAAAGAAAACCCCGCCGGAGCGGGGTTAGTTTGCTTCGGCACTAAACGTGCGTGGCGAGTTACAGTGCGCGGCGAATGTACTTGAACGCAGCGATGGCGATGATCACGCCAAGAACGATACCGCCGATAGTCACACCATCAGCCTTCGCATCATTCAGCGCGGTAGTGGCATCGGCCGGAACTTCGGCCATCGCAGTGCCGACAGCACCCAGGGCGATGGCGGAACCAGCAGCAACCTTGCGACCGTACTTGCGAACAGTGTTCATCATTTTCATGGTTACAACTCCCTTACAGAATTGCCTTTTTCAAGGCGAGAAACCCGAAGACAATCGCCAGAAGAATGACTGTTTCATCCTTCAAATACGAATAATCCTCGGAAGTTAGGGCAGGATTGCCCGATTCAACTAGCGTACCCGGGCAGCGCAAATTCCCCTCGGGGGAAGTTGTCCAACGCTCAGAGCACGCCAGATAAAACATTGCTAGTTAGCGCCTGCAACTTTCGCCGGAGCCACTTGAGCAGGTTGCGGCGAAGAAATACGGCGACCTTGGCGCGGGTCAACCTCGAAATTGATGCGATCATCTTTGATCGAGCAGGTGATATCACACTCATAATGACCAACCGGCAGAACTTCATTCTGCGAGGCAGCGTAGTAGCTGAACTTCTGCGGATACGGAACGCCGGGAAGATGAGCAAATGCCTCACACATCCAATACGCCTTGCCAGACTTGGCAGCAGTACCGGTGCGGAAGTTGCCGGTAGTTTCGATTTTGATAGTCATAGCCATTGGGTATTACCTCTTAAAAGCCGAACATATCGGCGACGCATGGAGTGCCACGCTCTTGGCGTTCCAAGAACCATTGGCGTTCGGGCTTGATGCCCTGAGATTGGCGGCTGTCGAGAGTCGCCAGGGTTTCATTCACCTGCTGTTGCAAGGTCGAATTCATGAACGCGCGAGTGCGCTGTTGTTCGTCCAGGCGGCGACGTTGGCCGCTAGTGAGCTGCGTGCCCTGGAAGCTAACCGTCCTCATGGGCGGTACTCCAGGCGGACCAGATAGAGCGCGATAACTCCACCGGCGAGGGTGGCGATCAGGGAAAGGCTGGCATCGATCATCAGATGCAGACCTCCCATTCAGCGACCGGCGAGGATTCACCGCAAAAGCAGCAAATCCAGTAATTTTCCGGCTGGCCGGTGACGGTATGCTCGAGCACATCGGAGCGGGTTTGTTCGCCCAGGCAGCGCGGGCAAACGTGCTCAGCGTCATCGAACAGAGGCGCATCGCCCAGGAGCGAGGCGATCATGCGGCCACCTGCAAGTGGTTAGCGCGCTGATACCAGCTCGGAATCGGCAGCACAGTGGACTTGGTGATCTCGCGGGCCTGACGGACGAATACAGGCGCGAAGCGCGACGTGTCGCAGGCGTTGCGGATGTTGATGCCGATGCGGTTCAGGCGGGCGGCATGGGTCTCGAATGCGCGCTGAGAGACGTTATGGGGCTGGCCGTGCATCCAAAGCAGAGCGTGGGATGCGGTGGCGTTTGCGGAGGCACGACCTTTACAGATGCCCTCCTCGATCAGCTTGTCAGCAATGCTCATCATGTCCATAGCGGTAACCTTTAGCCGGTCATCAACCTGTAAAAACTCGTCGTGGAGTTCGGCATAACGCCTTTCATCGAAAAGACCCCAGTAGCTGAGGTGGTGACGCTGGAGAAACTCGTTTTTCAGTTCCTGCTCCATGCGAACAACGCCGTTCTCCGCGCAAAAATCGCGAACGCGCTGCACGTACTGAAATTCGGGGGACTGGTCGCCATAAAGGCGCTTGATTTTGGGGAGCAGGTTCGCGTCCATCTCGAAAGCCTTGTCATAAGCTTTGCGGTACTGGAGCCGCCCGCCTTTGCCGTTGCCCTTGGGGGTCCAAGTGACTGTTCGGCCATTGGGGTAAAGAAAACCGATTGAATGGCCCAGCCTTTGGCTGGAAATCCCGCGCAGGTAAGCCAGTGGGTTGCCGTCACCTACAGCGACGTTTGTAGTGAGGTCGATACGCTCGATCTTTGCCCCATCTGCAACGAGATCGCCAGCCTGAGAGCCCGACTGACCCTGACGCACATCAATGCGTGTGCAACGGGTGAAAGCTGGTAGCCCGTATTCGCGCAAAAGAGCGTTGTAGACCGCGATGCACTGATCAACGGTTGTGAAGCCGAATAAATTGTCAAGGCGCCCTATCCTGCTTGGATTGCCCTCAACGCGGACTTTCCGGCCTTGGACATGAATGGTGACTGAGGTCGAGTAACTAGCTTCGTGCTTGAAGCGTGGCTGGCGAGTGCTCAGGACTTCATTGGTATTGGCGTCAATCGTGAGCGTGAAAACGTCGCAAACGACCGGGAGGTCGTGCAAATGCTCCTGAGAAACGGTCAACCAATCGATAAACATCATGATTCCCTGTCAATACCGGAATAACGGCACCCGAATGCCGGTATGCTAACCACGGAGCATCACGACATGCAAGCATTAAAATACCGGAATAACGGAACTGGACAGTTGAACAGTATTTACGATGTCGCCACGATGAAAACGCCGAGCGACAGAACCATGACGTTGAGCGAGAACCTGAAGAAGTTCAGGGCGGCCCGGGGACTCACTCAGCCCCAAGTATGGGGGCCAGCAGGCATAGCAAAGTCGAGCTACACCTCGTACGAGGCCGGGACGCAGATGCCATCAGCGGACAAGATCGTTGAGCTGGCAAAAGTGCTTGGGGTAACGACTGATGAGCTGCTGCTGGATGAGTCAGAAATGACGGTATCCGAGGACCTACGGCCCATCTTAAAGCGATTCGACGCACTACCGGCTTCGATCAGGAATCAGGCAAGAATCGCTCTGAAAGGCGTCCTTTTCGGATTCGAGCAGGAGGCAATCAGGTAACGGACACCGAAGAACTCTTCGGTAAAGTGGGGGTGTAACAGCACCCCCACCCCATCCGGCTCCAGATCGGCGAGCCAAGAAGCAAGATCAAGAGCGTCTCCGACGGCCCTACCGGGGGTCTCTCGGCGAGGGCCAGGGGTGCGAGGGGAAGAGCACCCCTCACACCCCAGGCAAAGAGTGATCGGGCGGAGGTGTGGTCAAGGGTCGGCGCAAGCGCCTCAAATCCTCACCCGTTCGTTTTTTCGCGGTGGAGCGTGCGAAAAAGCCGCTGCGGCTTCCGGTTTGCCCCTTGACTGGCGAAAGGTAGGAGGCGGCTGCGGGCTGGTCGAAGGTTGAATTGCGGTAACGTTACTTTAACTATCGCGCATGCGTATCCGATAGAAACATGCAATTAGCGCATTTATGGTAACGTTACTATAATTACAGCACGAACAACGAAACGGACCCTTCGCCATGATCGACCCAGTAGACAAGCTAACCCAAGCCCTCCCCCTGGACGAGCAGCCAGCCAAACGCAAACGCGGGCGGCCCGCAACAGGCAAAGCGATGACGCCAGCCGAGAAGCAGCGCGCCTACCGTGAACGGCAAAAGGCCAAATCAGGGTACGTGGACCCTGCTACGGTCGAGGAAATCAAGCGGATGCAGGCAGAGATAACCAGTCTACGTGACGCGCTGGTTGCGACCGACGCGGCAGGGTTGAAGAAAATTGACGAGCTGCGAGCAGAGAACGAAAAGCTGAAAAAGCAATTATCGTCACGTGACGATAATGAGCTGATGAAGCGCGTAGAGCTGGCAGAGGCCCGTGCCGATGCCATGGGAAACGAGCTGGCCATTGTCAAAGCCCAGCTGAGCAATCCCGCGCGCAAAAAGCGCCACAGGGACGATCCACCTGTAGATATCAAAGAATGGGCGCTTCAACGCCAGTCACCGAAGGGACAGTGGAGAACGGTCGCGAAATACGATACAGCCGCAGAGGCCAATATAGCGCTGGCAGATCAGGCAGGAGCAATGGGGCACCTGTACAGGGTCAAAGCTCCAAAATAG